GGCTCGTACTCGTGTCCTGTTCGAGACTGATGCAAACACGCTTCAGGCCCGTCTGCAGGTTTACAACTACTCAGCGTTCACCTCACGTCGTTACAGCACCGCACTTGCGGTCTGCTCCGGCACCGGATTCGCTGCCCCGTCTGGCTACTGATCTAACGGTCACTAGCTGACAAATCGCAGTGCTGGCCAATGTTCGCGAGGGACGCTGGCCAGCACTGCATCCTCGCATCCCTCGCAAAGATCAGGACTCACAATGAATTACAACGGACAAGTTTGTGTCGCTTGGCTGTCACCCAACGTGGTGTCATCCGATTTTCACAACTCAATCTGCGACCTGTTTCGACTTCGCCCAGAAATCATTGGCGGACGAATCGACGTTCGCAGTGGTGGCGGCATCGTTCGTGGCCGCAACCAAGCCGTCCAGCAGTTTCTTACTGGTGGCGACGAGTGGCTTCTGTTCGTTGACTCAGACATGAGCTTCACTGTCGACGGTTTCGACCTGCTCATGAAAACCGCTGACCGCAAGAAACACCCCATCGTGGGTGGCTTGTGCTTTGGTCAAGACGGCATGGTTGGCCCGTTCACAACCTTGTTCCCAACGATCTTCAATACACAGCCCCAGGGCGGCTACCAGCCGATGTGGGACTACCCCCGCAATCAGCTTGTGAACTGTGACGCAACGGGCTGTGCGTTTCTTCTCATCCATCGCAGCGTCCTGCTTCGGATTCAAGAAATGATCGGAGAGGGTGACTTCTCCTGGTTCGGCGAATACTACGAACCGAAAGTCAGCATGTGGGTCAGTGAAGATGTCGTGTTCTGTGAACGCGCTCGAGCAGCCGGTTTCAAGATCTCTGTGCACACTGGCATTCATGTTCCGCATCACAAGGGCATCTCCTATGCGCTGACTGAATCAATGTTTGAAATCCTCCTCGCATCCCGCAAGCCCAATGTTGACGCCTGACGGAGCGAGGTACCTCGCAGCAGCGAACCGTCGAGTCGCTCGCCCCTTTCATCTTCGATGGCTACTGCCGACTGTTCTCGGCGATAACCAACGCAGATGGGAATACTGCACACGGATCTCGGTGCTCGCCATCGGCATTCTGTGCGGCTTTTACACACACTCTGTGTGGATGATGGCTGTCTGCGCTCTGCCAGGTATCACGTTCAACTGGCGACACCCCGTCCTTGTTGATGCTCCGGCAATGGCAACTGCTCTTGCAGCTGCTGTCGTGTTCCCACACTGCTGGCCTGCAGCAATCGCCCTCGCAGTGGTGAGCGGCACCATTCGCGAGACCGCACCGATCTGGGCAGCGATCTACGCCTGGAACCCTCTGTTGCTCGTCGGCCTGATCCCTGTGGCTGCTCGAGCATTGCAACGCCAAGGTGACGACGTGCTTGACGCTCAGAACGCTTGGATTCTGCAACACCCGTTCAAAGCATCACAGACGTTTCATCTCGGCCAGTGGTCGTCGTGGCAGATCATGGTCGCCCCCTGGGCAGGTTTGGTCGCTTCGGTCGCAGGACTCACCACACAACTCCTCGTCGCCCTCGCTGCTGGTTATGGCCAGCTGCTGATCGCTACCGACTCGGTGCGCCTCTACCAATGGGCAGCACCAGTCCTCGCCCTCGTCTGTGTTCACCTGCTGCCCGGATGGGCGCTGCCACTGATCGCACTGTCAATCATCTTCAACCCTTTCAGGGGTGAAGGCCTGTGAGCTCCTGGCTGTTGCACTCCAACGCACCTTGGGCGAACACAGGATATGGAACACAGATTGGTGAACTGGCACGACAGATCGCAACCTCCGGTCGCACTGTCACCATGTCATCGAACTACGGACTGCAAGGCATGATGTCTGAGTGGGAAGGACTTGAGGTTCTTCCCTGCGGCTTTGACCAGTTCTCTCGTGACGTCATCTCCGCCCATCACGCCTACACAGAGTCAAAGCACGGACCAACAACCTTGCTGACCCTGTTCGACGTGTGGGTCTACGAGCCAGTGTCACTCACAAGTATCAAACAGATTGCCTCTTGGATTCCGATCGACCACGACCCAATCCAACAATCCATCCTTGACTGGTGCGCACGCCCCAACGTCACACCAATTGCCATGAGCCGATTCGGCTCAGCACAACTCGACGCACACGACGTGCAGCACTTCTACGCCCCACACAGCGTCAACACCTCAATCTTCATCCCAGGCGCAACCCTTGACGGAGCCACTGGTCGTGACCTGCTCGGCCTACCCGAAGACGCCTTTGTCGTCGGAATGGTCGCCGCCAACAAAGGCCACACACCGTCACGCAAATCGTTTGCCGAACAATTCCAAGCACTCGGAAAGTTCATGCAAACTCACGACGACGTGATCGTCTACCTCCACACCGACAAGACCGGTGCTGGTGGGGGACTAGATCTCCCACGTCTCGCAGAAGCCTGCTCAATGCCCGCAGACCGCATCGCATGGGTTGACGGGTGGAGTTACTACGCCGGACTTGACCACAGCGTCCTAGCGGCAATCTACAACGCTTTCGACGTCAACCTTCTCTGCTCTCGTGGCGAAGGGTTCGGAGTTCCCGTACTTGAGGCTGCCGCCTGCGGCGTACCTTCAATCGTCTCCAATTTCACCGCGCAACCTGAACTAGCCCCACACGGCTACTGGGTGAACGTGCAACGCGAATGGGACGAAGCGCAAGGGACTTGGTGGGGGACACCGCAAGTTGACTCAATCGTTGAGCAACTTGAAAACGCCTACGCAACGTCGTCTACACGCAAGGCCCGCACTCGTCGAGCAGCGCAAAAGTACGACCACCGCCTTGTCTTCTCAAACTACTGGCAACCGATCCTCGGTGCTTTAGAGCTGCCCTAATCGCCTGGAGGCGACCGTGACCATCACAAATGGCTACTGCACCCTCGCCGAACTTAAAGCGGTCCTGCGCATCTCCGACACCGTCGACGACACGATGCTCTCAGAACGTATTGACGAAGCATCGCGCTCCATTGACGACTACTGCGACCGTCGCTTTTATGTGGATGCGACAACCTCTGCTCGAGTATTTACCTCTCAATCAGGGTCATTCGTTATGACCGACGACATTTCAACCACCACTGGCCTTGTCGTGAAACTTGATACAAGCGCTGACGGCACCTACGCCACGACACTCAGCGCGAGCTCTTGGCAGGCTTTGCCATTGAACGCCACAGCAAAGAACCTGCCGATCACTCGTATCCAAGTAGCTGCTCAGGGATCGTTCTCAACTCGATCTGCGATAGCCCCCATTCAGATCACAGCGAAGTGGGGTTGGCCGATCGTGCCGCAGCCGGTGCGCTCAGCGTGCATCCTCATGGCCGGTCGACTCGTCAAGCGTGGCGACTCGCTCCTGGGCGTCGCAGGCTTCGGAGATCTCGGAGCGATCAGTGTTCGCCCCATTGACCCTGACGTCGCGCGCATGCTCGCCCCTTACACGCTTATCTCGCTCGCATAATGGCCGGCACCGCAACCTCAATCCTTCAAGGATTGTCGACAAACCTTGCAATCATTCCTGGTTTGCGAGTCGCCGACCACATCCCCGAAGGCGTGCAGCCTCCAATGGCTGTCATCCAGATCCAGTCGGTGACCTATCACCAGGCGATGCAGGGCGGCCTGTCCGAATGGCAGTACGTCGTGTCAATGGTGTCTGGTCGCATGGGCGATCGTTCTTCTCAACTCAACCTTGACGCTTGGATGGATTACAGCGGCGCACAGTCAGTGCGAGCTGCGATCGAGTCCGACCCGAAACTTGGTGGAGCTGCACAGTCGTTGATTGTCAACGACATGGTTTCTATTCGTCCGTTGTCTATCGGTGACGCTGCGTATTTGCTCGCCGAGTTCAACGTTGCCGTTTACGCCTAAGGAGCGCAAATGACTACATACAAGATCGTTGGTTTGCACACTGTGTGCGGCCGCGAGCCCGGAGAGTCCGTCACTGACGAAGACCTCGAGGGTTACTACGTGGACGCTCTCATTGAGGGCGGCCACATCTCCCCAGACAAGGCCCGCAAGGCCGTATCCGCCACCAATCAGGAGGACTGATCATGGCACAGGTCATTACCAACGCATCAGTGACAATCAACGCAATTGATTTGTCAACGTACATTCAAAAGGTCACTCTCAAGACTTCAGTTGCTGAACTTGAGACCACGAGCTTTGGCAACACCGGCAAGCGTCGCGTCGGCGGCCTGAAAGACTCAAGCGCATCGTTTGATTTTTACCAGGACTTCAGCGCCAGCGCCGTCGAGGCCACGCTCTATCCGTTGATCGGCAGCACAGTCGCTGTCGTCGTAAAGCCTGCAGGCACAACCGTGTCGACCAGCAACCCGTCGTACACGTTCAACGTACTGATCAAGGAACACAGCATTATCGATGCCAAGGTCGGCGATCTTGCGATGAACTCCGTGTCATTTCCCGTGGACGGAACCATTACGAAGGCCACTGTCTAATGGCGGCCATCATGCGTCTGCGCATCTCCCTCGCTGGTGAAGCGCCCTACGAAGTCAATGTGACTCCGAAGGTCATCGTTTCTGCTGAACGTAATTTCGGCAAACCAATGTCGCAGCTGTTCGGAGAGAACGCCTCCTTTGAGGCTCTCTGCTGGACCGCGTGGAAGGCCACCACTCAGGCAGGCAAAGTCGTCAAGCCCTTTGAAGAGTGGCTTGACAGTGTCGACGCAATCGACACCGGTGAGGAAGTCCCGCTCCCTTTAGAGACTCCCTGACGTTGTTAGTCGCACGGGTAGCCGTCGCGACTTACATCTCACCGAACGAACTGCTTGAACTAGAGCCCGAAATGTTTTGGGCAATGGTCGCAGTTCTCCAAGAACAGAACCGTGATCGCGGAGAGGAATGACATTGGCATCGAGTGAAGTTGCGTTCGAGTCCGATGGCGTTCTTCTCCGCGTCGCTGTTTACGGTTTCAACCAGTTCAAAAAAGAACTGAAGAACGCTGACGCGTCCATGCGTAAAGCAATGGACGCAGAGATCCGAGCGATCCTGACTCCCGTTGCTGAACAAGCGCGCGGATACGTTCAGAATCAGCCGTTGCGCAACTGGACTACCGGTGGCGAAGGCGAATGGTCAAGCCGAATCGGTTACGACCCAACAGCCATCCGCAAAGGAATCAAAGTTCTTCAAGGCGGTCGCCGAGCCAAAGGCTCAGCCGAACAATCAGCATGGAAGATTTCAAACACTTCCGGCGCTGGCACGATCCTTGAGGTCGCTGGCCGTCGATCTTCCGGCAAAGGCGTAGCCGGACAAATGTTCATTAAAGCCCTCACCATGTACAACGGAGCACCCTCGCGACTTATCTGGCGTGCCTGGGATTCAAAGGGCGGAGAAAACAACATCACACGAGCAGTCGTTGACGTTGTCAAAAAGTACGAAGGCGAATTGCAGCGCCTCCTGGCTGCTGGTGACTGAGGGTAACTATGGCTGTCAATCTTTCAGTCCTGTCCAGCTTCGACGCTTCAGGACTCAACAAGGCTCAAGGCGAACTTGAGAAGCTGCAGGGATCAGTCTCAAACGGCATGGATTCGCTGCTCAGCAGCGCCAAGGTTATGGGCGCAGGCATCATCGCTGCCGGAGTCGCTGCCGGTGGAGCGCTCTTCGCAATGGGCTCCTCAATTGATCAGTCCTACGACAACATTCGTGTCAAAACTGGTGCCACAGGCGCAGCGCTGGACGCTTTTAAAAACGATGTACGTGCAATTGTCGGAAGTGTCCCAACATCATTTGGTGATGCTGGACAAGCCGTAGCGGCTTTCGCCACAAAACTTGGTCTTTCTGGACCGCAGCTGCAGGGATTGTCAAGCCAAGTTCTTGAACTTTCACGCATCACTGGCACTGATCTCGGCTCAAACCTTGACTCAGTGGCGAAGGTCATGCAGAACTTCTCTGTCGGCGCTGACCAACAGTCCGCTTCGTTGGATTTCCTGTTTCGTGCCTCCCAAAAATCCGGCATCGGCGTCGGCCAGTTGTCCGCCTCAATGGCTGACACTGGCGTTCAACTTCGTGCTATGGGTTTCAGCTTTGATCAATCTGCCGCTCTCGTTGCGACGATGGGCAAAGCAGGTGTCGACGTTTCGTCAATTATGCCTGGCTTAAACAAAGCACTTGCTCTAGCAGCCAAAGAAGGAAAATCGGCAGGACAAGTCTTTTCGGAAACGTTCGACAAGATCAAGAACTCTCCGAACGACATCGCTGCATCACAAGCAGCTCTTGAAATCTTCGGCAAGAAGGGCGGCGTCGGCGTCGCTCAAATGATCCGTGAAGGCAAACTGTCCTACGACGACATGCTTGCCAGCATCAGTGGCGGCTCTGACACCATCATGCAGGCCAGTGCCGACACAATGGACTTCGGCGAAAAGTTTGACTTGTTGAAAAACAAGGCTTTACTGGCGCTTGAACCAATCGCCACCAAAGTGTTTGATGCAATCGGCAATGCGATCGAACGAGTATCGCCAATTGTTGATGAGATCATCGGATCGTTCAAAGCGTTTTTTGCTGCATTCAAAGCTGGCGACGGCGACATCACCTCAACAGGCATGGCTGGAGTCTTCGAACGCATCGGTCTGATCGCTCGAGAAGCTTTCGATATCGCCGCAGGTGCAATTCAATGGGTTAAAGACAACCTCGAAATCGTGCTTCCAATCGTCGGCTCCCTCGGTGCAGCGTTCCTGCTGTACAAGGGTTATCTGCTTGCAACCGAGGCAGCAACAAAGATCGTGACAATTGCTCAAGCAGCATTTAACGCTGTCATGAGCGCCAATCCGATCATGCTTGTCATCATCGCGATTGCTTTGTTAATTGCTGGCGCTATCTATGCCTACCGGCATTTTGAAACATTCCGCAACGTTGTCAACGCTGCTTTCAAAGGAATACAAACCGCAATTGCTTTCGCATGGGAAAATGTAATCAAGCCCATTTGGAGCATAATTGTCTTCTACATCACAGACATTCTGATCCCGTACTACAAAATGCTTTGGACTATCGCTCAAGCAGTTTTTGCTGGGATCAGTTCGGCTGTTTCGTTTGCGTGGAACAACATCATCAAACCAATCTGGGATGCAATCTACGGATTCATTGTCAACTATCTAATCCCGTATGTGCAGTTCCTTTGGGACATTTACTCGGCAATCTGGGGTTACATAGGCGAAAAGATTCAGCGAGTCTGGTCAGACATCATCCAGCCAATCTGGCAGCTGATCTCGGCCTTCATCAGCGACGTCCTTGTACCCATCTTCAATTTCCTTTCAGACATTGTCTCAACAGTTTGGGACGCAATTTCTGGGGCCATCTCATCAGCCTGGGACGTGATCTCAAGCGTTTTCAGTTGGATCACGGGAGCCATCGGCAACGTCATCGATGTGTTTAAAACCATCGGATCGGCGATTGGAGACGCTCTCGGCGGAATAGCCGACCTCATCAAAGCGCCATTCCAAACAGCATTCAATTTCATTGTTGATGCTTGGAACAACACCATCGGCGGACTCGAATTCACAATCCCATCATGGGTGCCCGTCTTTGGCGGCGACGGATTCACCGTCCCCAAACTTGACCACTGGTATCACACAGGCGGCGTAGTCGACGGCCCACTCGGATCAAATGTGCCAGCGATGCTGCAAGCCGGAGAAATGGTTCTCACCCAACGCCAGCAAGCAGCTCTCCTCAACGGCAACTCAAGCGGCGGAACGTCGGTCATGAATGTCACAGTGAACATGCCCCCTGGCTCTAACGGTTCCGAAGTTGTAAACGCAATTAAACGGTACGAGAAGACCAACGGCACCTCCTGGAGAAACTGATGGGCGTCACAGGATGGGCAAACGCCAGCGGCTCACAGATGACCCTCTACGTCGAGGTCGACTTCTCAGAAGCAGTCGGCGAGATCGGCACCTCAAATGCGCCCACGCTCCGCACCCTCTGGGATACAGCGAGCTGGGATGACGGAAACGCAATCTGGTCATCGAACGCAGCGGTCTACACCGACATCACTCAGTGGGTGCGTGGCTTGTCAACCGATCACGGCTTCAGTCGTGACACCAACAAGTACAACACCTCAACCGCAACAATCTTGCTGGACAACACCGACGGCCGCTTCTCACCGCTGAACACCTCGTCGCCCTATCGAGTCGGTGCATACTCAGGCATCGGCCCACTGCGCCCCGCTCGCATCCGAGCCAACACCGGCTTCCAAGACGTAACACTCTTTACCGGCTACGTGCAGGCATGGAATGAGCATTACCCCGACATGGGCGGAGACGCCACAGTCGAGGTCTCGCTAATCGGCATTGAGGCTCGCATCGGCGACTTCACTAGGTACGCACAGACCGCCTCTGGCGCTGGCGAGTATGCGAACTCTCGCATCACACGCATCCTGTCGTCGGTCGGCTTCACTGGCAATCAATACTTGTCCCAGGGCACTAACCCTTTGCAAGCGACAACGCTTGAGGGAAACGCCATGAACGAGCTGCAGCTTGTCGCTGACTCTCAAGGCGGCGCTCTGTGGTTCGGTCCCGATGGGGCCTGCTACTTCGACG